AGAATGAATTTGCAGTTGTAATTGTTACTGTTGTATTTGCAAATGCAGATGATTCATTTATACCGGTGAAAGTTGCATCATTTGCAAATACATCTCCGCTACTACTAAGTAAAAAATTACTAGATGAAATTTCAATTAATCCATTACTACCGCTAATATATGATGTTGCAATATCACCAAAAAAGAAATTATTTGTTGCAACATAAATTTCATCATCTGTAGTTGAATATCTAAAATAACTAGCAGTATTGAGATATAGTTCTAATCCTACTCCGGAATATGGTTGATTGTATTTTGACAACGAACCGGTTAGTGCAGAACCACTCCAAAGTAAGAACCCTGGAAATCCTGCATCAAAACCTTCATATCCTAATGATCTAACAAATCCAGAATTTTTATATCCAGAAATTGCAACTCCTGATTCTAGGGAATCTGCGACATAAAGTGAACCAGTAAGCATTGAATAATCGCCATCGATGTATCTATTGCCGCCTTGCCACACGTTATCATAAAGATATGAAGTTTGTTTGCTAACAACACCATCAACATTATAATATTCTACTTTGAATGAAATTTGATTGTTTGCTTTATGTGGCGTTTCAATTATTGATCTAATTCTAGTATAATTCGGAGAATATCCAGCATCGTTATCTGTAGTTGTGCGTACATCTGCAATCTGCCATTGACCTGATTCTACTACAAATAGCAGTGCACCAGTACCATCATAATTGCTTTCAAAATTAAATACCACATCATCAAATCGTTGTGAATCTGAAGTTACTTCTAATTCACCAATGCGTTTACCTAATGTTTTTGGAAGTTCTTGATTAAAATAATCTGTTGGGTCGAATGCTACAGCACTACCAGAAACATATACTGATAAGCGAGGGTTAAGTCCTGTTGCATCGCGTGTACCTAATGCATCTATAGAAACTTTGTATGATGATGTTGCAATAAATATGCCATTATATGCAGATTTATTTTGTACTACTAACACTGCATTTTGAGCAGAAATATTAGTAGCACTTGTAATATTCATGGCATCGTTCAATGATGCTGTCGACCAAGTAAGTGTTGGAGCTGTACCGGTAGTTTTACCCGTGTACGTAAATCCTTCCCAATATGTATTGATAATGCTTTGAGATGTAAATGTGCCTATACTTTGGTCAGGAAATAAAGATGCTGTGCTAGTTACAAATATTTCTGTTTCTTCTAATTCAACATCATTAACTAATTCCCACGTACCAACCGTACCTTTATTGTTTGTATAAACTTTTATGCGAGATACATCTCCAGTTGCCGGTTCTAATCCTTTGATTTGCACTAGAGCAAATGATTGTGAATTTTCTGTTGCAACATATGTAGGTGTTTGTTCATATGTCAATGAAAATGCTGATGCGGCAAATTCCGTGTATATGTGAGGAAAAATACTTTGGCTACTATAAACCGTATATTCTTCATCTAATAGAATCGTAGTGTCAGATAATACTTTTTTTATTGTACTAGAGTAAGGAGCGGAGACCACCGGGTAATTAGGAGTAGGAGAAGGATTTTGTGGAGTAGCAACTGTAATTGTTCCTGTCTTCATATCTCCAGTAAATTTACCCCCTACGAGCTCTATTGCAGGTGCACCGTTAAGTGTAAATAATCTTACTGTTCCTGTTGTATATGTTGGAAATTGTTGACTGCCGGAATAAATTCGGTCTAATTGTACTCCAACTTGTTCTGATACTGTTACTTGTGGTAATTTAGAAAATATGATTTCAGATACGTTTGATACATTTGGATTGACAGGTACTGTACGACGCCATTTGATATTTGGACGACCTTGCCATTCTTGTGGTACGGCTTGACCTTGTATATTTTGTGCTTCTGCTAAAAGTGTTATGCTGCAATCACCTGGTGATGTTTCTGTATAAATATAAATTGCAATGACACGTGATTTGTCTTCATCAATGTAATCTACAACTTCAGAATAAATTGGATCGCCATTATAATCCAATACTTCAATTCCTAATACTCCGCCAACACGTAAATTAGTAGGATGACCTCGAAGTTTAAATAGATTTTTACCGGCTGTTAAACGTGTAGGAAATTCAGTTATTTGAAAATAGTCCGGAGATGTTAATGATGTATCTTGAAAATAAACCGGAACGAATTCTAAACCTTTATATACTGCTTCTTTGCGTTTCATTGAGTTTGATATCTTTATTATAAATATCAAACATGATTAATCTTGCTAAATCCTTGTGTCTTGTTTACTTCAATTAAATTGTCGACCATATCTCGCATTGAATCAACGTGTGAAATGATAATTGAAAAATCAAATTTAGTTCGGAAATATTCAAATAAATTTACTACAGAAGAAATGTGTTCTGAATCTAAACTTCCCCAACCTTCATCGATTGCAATGAAATTAGGACGAGGTAGTGCCGAAACATTGATAAGTGCTATGCGAATTGCTAAAGATGAAATAAAACGTTCCATTCCGCTTGTTAATTCTAATGGCCAAAAATTGTCTTCATCATATATGATATAACCATTAATGTTTTTACCATCCGTGTTCATTACCATGTTGAATTCAACAATTTGATTAAGTACATTGTTTATTTCAGCTTCTATTTTAGGAAGAGCTTTTGTAATTAATTCATATGGAATGCCATCTCGTTTAACTGATTCTAAATAATAACCATATGCTTTGTATTCAGTTTCAAGTTGTTGATAACGTTCCAATTGTTGCATTGCCGTAGATTTTTGTGTTTTTGCTACTTCAATTGCCCCATAATTATTTTTAATTTGATTTTGAATTGTTTTGATTTGTTCTGATATATTTGCAATTTGTTTTTTGCAAGATTCAATTTCAATGTCAATAGTTCGATTGTGTTTAATTGCCGTTTCATTTTGGCGAAATGATTCTTGTCGTTCAACTGCCGTTTCTAATTCAGATTCTCGGGTTTGCAAATCACTTTCTAAGATTTGAAGTTGCAATTCATTGCGTTCTTTTGTAATTGACTTGGTTGCAATAGTATTGCGTAACGAGTTAAGTTGTTCTGTTTGTTCAAATACTGGGTTTAATATTTTCAATTCATTGTTTAACGTTGCAATTCTTTCTTTTAAAGAATCTAATACATTTCTATCTTGGTCAATTGTATTTTGAGCTTCGATTGCATTTCGTACGAAAACGTTAGATGTACAGTATTGACATTGCGGATCATATTCATGGTCGGCAAGGTGATTAATTTTTTCTTGTTTTGCATTTACTATCTCCTGTTGTTGGCGTAATTTTTGTAAAAGTGTATTGACTGAATGTTCTTTTGCAGAGTATTGTTTTGTTTGTTCTGTTATAGTTGGTATATCAAATTGAGCCAACGTTGATTTATGTTCACTGATAGTTGCAATCAAAGATTCTAAATCAAATTCCGCAGTTTCAATGTCTGTTTGAATTGATTCAATATGTTCAATCAATGTTGCTTCTTGTTTTTTTAATTCTTCAATATCTGGGCCATTATAAGATGTTGGTAGTTTCGTTTCAATAAATGTAACAATTTGTTCTTGAAGTGAGTTACGACGATCTTGCAATACATCTTCTTCAGTTTCCAATGCCGTAATTGTTTCTTGGTTGTCGGTAATAATGTTATCAGAATTAATAATAATTTCAGCAAAATCCGTTTTCTTATAATCTTTTAAACGACCTGCAGTTTCTTTTATTTCATCAGCTGCGAGTTGATAAAGTTGTTCAAATACCGTAATATCTAAAAATTGTGAAAGCAAATCTTTGCGTTCTTTTTGAGACTTTTCAATAAAGTTATTGTTATCTGCTTGAAGTGAAAATGCCGTTAAAATAAAATCATCATACGTTCCTAGGTAGCGACGTATACTTTTATTTGTATCACTTCGTTCTTCTCCGTTTAAATTTTCTGTTTCAGTATAAAAATCAACATCAACTTTTACGTGTGTTTCTTTCTTTTTATTTTGAGTACCTCGACGTTCAATTGTATATATGATTCCATTCATTTCAAATTTGAATAAACCCCGGAACCAAGTTTTTTTATTGTTTAATATTTCATTTGCTTTGCCTGTTTTACTACATTTATCAAATATAGTATATGTTATTGCATCTAACAAAGACGACTTACCAGATGTGTTTGCTGCAAATAAACCGCATACATCAGATAAATTTTCAAAGTTTAACGTGTTGCCTTCACCATATGAAAACATGTTATCGAATTCAAATGATATCGGATGCCATGTTGTATGACGAATTGATTCAACTGCTGGAAGTTTAGAATTAATTGTACGGTTAATATGTCTAATTGCGTCTACTTCTTCTGCTGTTGCTTGAGGAAAATGTGAATCTATATAATCTGATAATAACGTATTTTGATATTCTACGTCTCTAACATTACCAATAGCTAAACTAGATGATGCAGCCGTTGCACCATGATCAATCGTACGTTGAATTGTTATATCTTGTACATTGTACTTTTTACGAATAGTTGCAATTAGTTTTTTCATTCCAGCTGCACTAGTACCATTAAATTTAATTCTAATACGAGGCTTTTCTGGCATTCGGTGCGGATGTGATACAATTTTATCACCTTGTGTTTCTAAAGTAACATAACCGTAGTCATTTTCTATTTGTGTAAATTCAGCGCTTCGATTAGCAACATCCCATACAAGTATTCCATGATCTAATGCTTCTCCATGATTTTGTTGAATAAGCGATCCAGGATATGCAATTGTACGTGCATCATCTAAAAATTGTGCTGGCTTATGAATATCGCCTAACAATGTAATGTCATGACCAGCAAATAATTCTGTTGTTACATGTTCATTTGATATTTGATAACCTATATCCGTTTTAGCAGTATTAACAGCACCATGGTGCATTGCAATTTTATATGTAGCTGAAAATTGATCAGCTCGTATGTAATCTGCAGGTGTCTTATCGACTGCCATATGATTCCAAACACATCCACCTAATTCAAAAAGTCCATTATCTTTTACAAAATGAATATTAGGATTTTGAATAACATCTAATACAGGACTTACTGCATCTACTCGGTGCATATTGTTAAGATTCATATCATGATTACCTAGAATAACAACGGTAGGTATTTTGAATCCATTAAAGAAATCAACTAGCATTTGAACTAGTTCCGGCGACATATCCAATTTGCTATGAACAATATCTCCTGTTACAACTGCGACACTATTTTTAGTAGCGTGGGTTTCCATGTAGTCAAATAAATTTTTAAATACTTGTCGGTATTCAGTATGGCGTTTCAATGTACGAATATGTACGTCTGAAATATGAAAAATTTTATCAATCAGTGTAATTGATGTATCAATATGTTTTATGTCCATAATAATCCCATTCTGAGCTCCATGATTCGCTCAAAGGTTAAAATATCAGTATTTTCTATAATTTCCGTAATTCTTTGAAATCCTAGTTCAGATGCATCATCATCTTGCAATTCAACAAAATAAACATTAAGACCTTCTCCAATAAATTTTTCAGCAATTGCTAATGCATTTTTTAAAGCATCTGCATCTAAACATATGTAAATGTTTTTAACGCGTTCTTCAATAATTTTCTTTTGCAATGCAGGTTGAATTATTTTTCCAAACAATGGAATTGCATTTCTTTTAACAGCAATTGCATCAAATGAACCTTCACATAAAATAATAGGTTCAGCCCAATTAATTAACATTTCAAATCCAATTATATCTTTTGAAATCTTTGGATTTTTATGTTTGAATTTATCTGCCTTATAAAATGCTCTACTAACAAAATAATTTAATTGACCATCGCGATCGTAACTAGGAATAATTATCTTGCCGGAATATTCTCCATTTTCACAATAACCTATTCTGTATTTTAAAATATCAAAAACCGTTACACCTCTGTTTGTTAAATAGTGAATTGCATTGCGATAATCCGGCGTATTTTTTTTAATCCAAAGTGGAGCATATTCTGCAGGTAATTGAATTGTTTGATTGGTTTTGATTTCTTTAGCATCAACCCGATAACGAGTTGATTCGATTATACGGTTAAGTTGTTCTAAACGTTCTTTAGGTAAATTTAATTGTTTAAACAACGTGTGAATACTTTTACCTTTTTTATCAGTAATCCAACAGTGCCAAGTATAATTTCCGTTTTCATCCGGAGTACTACGAATTTCTAATTTAGGTTTATAATGTGAAGTAAATGGAGAAAAGAATGTTATATTACCTCCGGATGTAGGCTTTCCTTTACCTAACACTGATTCCAATAATTGAAGTAATTTATGATTCTTCATATTAATATAATAATAAAATTCTGTAAGGAATCCAATTAATAATTAATATTAATATAAATAATATATGTTTGACACATACATTACATTACTGATCAAACGATCGAATTAATAAATAATTCAATCTATTAATAAAATAAATTTCATTAATATTTCATGAATATATTAAAAATAATTTAAAAATCAAACCTTATTCAAAGAAACGTTTAACATTTATCGGACTTTCACCGGATTTTATGCATTCCAACAACCATTCTTCAGGTATATCTTTCTTAGCAACATGATTAATTCCTAATTTTAATGCATATTCAGCATATGTAGTTTTGCTTGTTTTTGACAAACGTTGATTAGGATTTTGAAATACCATACGAATATCAACACCAGGATTTGACTGTAATACATGTTTCATTTTAGTACGATCTGCTGTAGTCCATCGTCCTTTTGTTTCAACAAACATGAATTGGCCATTGCGTTTTGTAAATACGAAGTCAGGCGTATATTTTGCTTTACGCTCAGGTACTATATAATTTATGATTTCTGTTTCATATTTCAAATCATATGCAGTAGTTTTTATCCAATCTGCAACTGTATGTTCTAATCCAGATTTATATCCGTACTTAAGTGCCGTAGCTCGTTTTGAGTTGCCCGAGCTGTGAAAATGATTTTTTGCCATAACTTGTTATTAAATTTAATATATTTACTTATTACTCAAAACATCTCTATATACACCACTTTTAATAGATGTAGTTACTGACCAAAATGAAGATATTGCTCGTATTGCTGCTAATAATGTCACTTTAAATGCAGGACCTGCTGCAGCTTTTGTTACATATATTTTTTCTGTTACTGTTTTACCAAACAATTTTGCTTGTAAACGTTTGCCGCCATCAGACCAACCACTTCCTGTACCTTGTAATATTGTAGCACCTTTTACTTTAACTATAATAGTTCCATCGTCGCGTACATGCAAAAATGCATTTTGATCAAATGCTCCTGGACTTCTTTTTAATAAAAGAGTTGCATCAAACCACCAAACTTTAAGTTTACTATCATATGATGCTGTTACATTTAATGCTTTAGCAACGTCTTGTATAAAACGTTTAGGTGCTGGCTTTTGTGCTTGTGTACTAGTTTTTGTCGATGTCTTCGTTGTTGATTTAGTAGTAGTAGCTTTTGGTTTTAAAGATGGTTGTTCGGGAAGATTTCTAAAACTTAATCTATTAATACCGATTTGTAGATTTAACGTTTTATCTTTCCATGCTCCTGCATTGGCGCGAATTGCTTGAAATAATGTATCATATATTGCATCGCCAGCTGGCAGTTTGCTAGTATATGTTCCAGTTTTCGTTATTAATTTTCTACCACCATCAGACCATCCACTACCAATACCTTGTACAATTTGTTTACCTTCTGATGTAGCAGAAATAGTACCATCATCACGCATATGTAACAATCCATCTACATCCATTTTTCCCGGACCTCGTACAATACGTATTTCTAAATCAATATAGTATACTTTTAACTTTTCGCTGTAATGTATACTACCACCTGTTTCTTGAGCTATTTTATCAATACCGCGGCGATGACCAAAAAGTGTTGCAGTATCAGATTTTTTTGTTTTTTCCGGTGCCTTAGCTTTTTCCGGCTCAGTCGTTTTTGGAACAGTTTTAGTTGATGTAGATGTTGTTGTTTTAGGAACTTCTTTTTTTGTAGTAGTAACAGGCGTTGGAGTAGTAACAGCTGAAACATCAAACCCTGAAAAATCTTGTTCTCGTAAATTAAGTTCAAGAAGTATAGATTTCAATAAAAGTTTAGATTCCGATTTAATTGGAGATAATAATCTATCAATCAATTGTTCTGTTACGTCTGTTGAATTTTGTACTTTAAAAAATCCTTTATTCAAATCACGTATTACAGCTTTTGATTTATTTCCCCAAATGCCATCAACTGGTTTTGCAATATTGGCAAAATCTTTAACAGATGGTATTATTTCTTTTAATGTATATTGTTTTCCATCTACCATAATCTTACTGTTTATTACGCGTTGCATAATAAGCTGTTGGAAGACCTTTGCAGTTTCGGCATCTGGCGTTGTTTTATTAATTTCTGGTAATAATGCTAGTAATTCTTCTTTAGATAACGCTTTATCTTCACCTTTATCCGTTTTAAATGACAATTTTTCTAAACTAGTTACTTGTTTTAATACTTTATCATCTTTTTTAACTTCATCATCTTTTTTATCAATAACTACCGAATCATCTTTTTTAGAATCATCTGAAGATCCATCTTTTTTAGAATCATCTGAAGATCCATCTTTTTTGACAACCACAATTTCTTTTTCATCACTACTAGGAGAATCTACAATTGTATTATTAAGTATGTCATTTATTTGTTTGATCAATGTAGCACCAGTTCCCAATGTTTCAGGAATTCTTTCAGCCTTAGGATCGATAGCTGAAACAAAATCACTTACTTTGATAATATCGCTACTTCCAACTTTACCCGATGATTTTGGTGTTGTTTTAAATAAAAATTCAATTTCTTCCCATTTTTGCTTTCCTTTATCAACGCCAACTAATTTTCGTTTCGGATAAATTAATACATCAGTTACAAGACGTCGTTCTGCTTTTTTACGGTCATCTCCTATTATATAATACCAATCGCCATTTGCAAAACTAGATGCTGGACCATATTGTGTATTTTTAGGAGATGTTAAAACATACATGACGTCATGTTCAAAATCCGGAGGAGATTTTTCGTCTCTAGTAGCTTTAAATTTAATTCGAAATACACCTGCCATTAAGTCAGCTGCTTTTGAAATAATTGCATTTGGTGATTTTTTTAATATATAATTTACATCTTCTGTTAATAAGTTTTTTAACTTGATCATTTTTAACCTTTATATATAATAAATATCACCAATCTACTAATACGAGCTTATTATTCCACAACATCATGTTCGATGCACTAAAATCTAAATCTAAATCAAAATCATCGATACCTATTTTTGCTACATCTCTTTGTAAAGCTCGAATAAAATTAACTAGTTTAATATCCATATTACGTGCTCCATCTGCATCCAAAAAATCAAATATTGAAACTTCTCCGCCTTCGGATCTAGCAAATTGTTTGAATTGTTCCATAAATGCATCAATATTCATACGATCTTGTTCTGGCAATGTTTCTGCATTTGACATAATATACATTTGTTCGCGATCGTTAACATAATATACTGGGATAAAACAAGTAAATTCCGATGCTCTATTTACTATAATTTTAGCAACTTCATACTCATCACGCTCGGTTGTAATTTTAAAAACTTTATCTTCTCCATCAATTTCATAAACACGACCATTATCACCCCCGCCTATTAAACGGAATGATTTATTGCGTATTTTATCTAATAAACGAGTAATTTCTGAATCAGATAATTCACGTAAAAGTTGTTTTAGTCGTATCATGAAATATTCCTATCTAAATCTATTCTAATTAAAAAATTTGTATCAACATCATTTCTTTTGCGAATAGGTTGTGCTAATTTTCCAATAGCAAGTAATTGTCCGGCATCATCATACAACCCAATTGTTGTAATATATGGCGCAAATGCACTTCCGGTTGCAAATGATTTATATGTTTGATCGTCATCTGCTGTTAGTGATATGTTAGATGAAATATTAAAATCTCCGGAATCTACATTTGCTAATACGCCTAATTCATAAATTGTTTTAGTACTGCGATATGATGCAGTGTATGCTGTATTAATAACATTGTGTATGCGATAATCTGGACTTGATAATATAGCAACACCTTGTTTAGTAAATATATTACCAACATGATTAGTTTGCATGAAAGTACCACCCTCAGACCAATCTGCTAAATATCCAATTTCAGTACTAGATAATGATTTATTGTAAATTCGTATTTCATCTAATACACCACTTAAATTACAAGATGTTTCAAATCCGCCGATATAAACAGAATCTTTATTATCAATTCTAGCAGATGCCGTAAATGGAGAATTTGTATCAATCAATAATGCACTAGAAGCAGATGAATGCAATGTGCCATTAACATACATTTGCATTGAACTTCCGGATTTTTGACAAACAATGTGAGTCCAATTGGTAACAGCTATTGATGATGTTACTTGTGTTTTAAATGATGTAGATCCAGCAATTGTAAATTCAATTTGATTACTACCACTTAATTCTATTTTAAACGGATATTGTGGTGTTAATGAACTAGATGCTTTTGTTATGATAATTTTAGAATCCGGATCTGTATTAGATGCTGACACAAAAAATGAAATTGCATAATCATTGTTTCTATCATATAATCCATCCAATGTTGTTTTTAAATAACCATTTGCAAATTTTGCGGCATATCCATAATTACCTTGCAAATTTGTAGTTACTAATACACCAGGTATATATGTAATTCCGATATTTTCATTAATATTTCTAGATGCATCAAAATATTCATTAAATCCTTCATGAAATTTTACACCGGTGATAATTGAACTTGTATTAAATGCAGCATTATATAGATTACCATATCTATCAGATGAAATATACAATGGCAAAGTACTTGAATATGATGAAGTTCCATATGATCCGGAGCCATATATGCTACTACCACTTACATAACTTGCTGTCATTGTAAATGATGCCGGTTTAATGCCTTCTCCTATACGTACTTGCGGAAATGATAATATCGATGCCGACTGATATAAAAACTTCTTAGTCCGCGTTAAATCGGTAGGACCATAGGTTTTCATTGGTTCTAATTTATTCTTATAATATAAATGATTTATAGAATAATATGTAATTGTTTGCAATGAGTCATCTATATTCTTTGCATCATTAAATGTTAAATTAGAACCTAATGCTGGCAAATTATTGATATCAGAATAAATTGCTTGTAATGGCAATGCACTAGAAGTTTCACTTCCTGATACGACCATCCAAGATTTATATGTCTGGAATGGATTAACTTTTACATCTGAATCTCCAATCTTTTTAAAGACAGTAGGAACAGGGCCTGTATAAGTATTTTGTTGTTGTATTTTTGATTCTGCCATGATTAGTAAAAACCCGTTATACATATAAATATAACGGGCTCAAATTACTGATTGAATTTTAATAGTCTAACTTGACTCTAATCAATGCTTCTCTTTGGAATGATTTCAACAATGGTTTAGAAAGTTTTGCAACTGCTAATAATTCTTGTGAATCATTATATAAACCAACCGTTGTTATATATGTTTTCGGATCACCAATAAATGTTGATTGTGCTACTTGTCCAACACTTCCCGTAACATATGAAGGATTATTAGAAAAATTATATTCCGCATTTTTTACCCTTACAAAATAGTGTGTACTTGTTACTTTTTCTGAATTACGTGCTAAGAAACCATATGGGTCACTAGTTGCTGGATTTGGCACACCTGCAGATCCTGAAATTGAATGGAATAATGCAAAGTGATTATTACCTTCGGAACTAGAACCCGTATTAGTTTGGAATCTTAACTGTTGATCTAACATTTTTCCATCTAGTACCAATGTTCCGTAATCTGGGTAAGCTAATCCATAATATACAGGCGCCGACGGATTAAATACACCTCCATTAATTGAACCCGATACAATGTTATATACTTTTCCAGAATCTCCAACAGCTGCCGATGAAATTGATGAGTCATCAATCAACGTAATAATTCTAGATCCAGATGTTACAATACTTCCCGTTGCATTTGTAGGACGAGAACCTGATATTGTTCGTAATGGCAATTCCCAATTACCTGCATCTAAACGTTCTTTTAATCGGTTACGTTTAAAATTAACTACATAGATATAATCCGTACTTCCTGATCCAGCAGTCGTAAAACGTGTATCTGTTGGTGCAAGTAAAAGTTGTCGGTATTGTGAATAAATTGCTTTACTAGGCGAATCATTAAGTTGCCCTTGTGAATCAGATCCACTTCCTAATGCATGACCGAAAGCCAATGAAAATTGAACTGCTGAACCTGTTTCTGTAATAGCTTTATGATATGTGTCAACATAATAACGACGTTGCGATGTAGTTTGTGTTGATGAGGTAAAAAACGTTTCTAAACTGGCTAAATTATCAGACCATAAACCTGCCGTAACGGTTTCTGTTTGATTTGAAATAATATCGTTAGCAGTATCAAATTTAGTATATGTCCTACCATTACGAGCTAATATTTGTGTTTGTTGTTGTTCCGCCACAATCTGATTAGCAAGTTGTTGAGCTAATTGCCGAACTTGTTCTGTAATTGCTGATGTATTTGCCGGACTGATAATCGGAGATGTTACTGCATCTCGAGTTGGAGTTGCTGCAGCAGCTTGATTTAGATTAATCCTAGGTACGCCACCTTGTTTTGGTTGTTGTTTTAACTTTGTATAATTCATTTCTTTAACCTATTATATAGTTGCTGTAGTTGCTTTTTTAACAGTTACATTAATGGTAACACTTCCACCGGTTTCATTTCCAATTACTGTAATAGTTGCAGTTTTATCTTCAATCATTTGAGTCTTAGCAACAATGCGGAATTCAAATCCAGCAACTGCAACACTTTGTGCATCTTCATTATCTCCAATAAATCTAGGAGTAGTTGGAAGTGTTGATGATTGTAATGCTCTAGTTACTTGAATATCACAAACCGTTGAATCTGACAATATTGCGGTATATCCTAGATTGGCATTTCCGCCTTGGAAGTTGCTTGTATTTGGAGCTATAATAGAACTATCACCAGGAGCCGCTAATGTAACAGCTGTATTTCCAACTGTAACAATAGGTATATTAGTTGTTTGTTTCGGCAATGTAATTAATTTATATTTTAATGCCTGAGTTTCATCTGGAATTGCTTCTGTTACTGGCATATTTTCTATAATAGTACCATAATAATCAGTTCCAAGTGGATGATCCGGATTCCATAATGAATAATCAATTTCATCATCTCCTAATGCAAATTGTGTAATTTTAAATGCATTACCACCTTTTGCAAGTAATTCTCGACCTTTCAATGTTAATATTGCGTCAATTGTAACGCTCGAATTATCTAAGTATCCCATATGTTTTAACCTTATTTCATATAAATATACACGTTATAAATTTTATACCAATACAAAACTTCCTTGTTCGCCGTTGTTTTGATATATTAATTGATTAGGATTTGCTGTTCTCCATTCTACCACCGGACCTCCATCTACGGTTTGTGTTGATGCAATATTGAAACCAGGAGATGTTAGTTTAGCACCAGAATACCGTTGATTATCAATACCCGTTGGTAAGTAATCTTGAATTTCTTGTAAAATATATCCAGATTTAGTAACATATGTCGGTGCATCAATTCCTATATTATTTATTGTTTGAGTTTGATAAAATATAAAATTGATATTATCGATTCCGCTAGTTACTATTACACGTTGATTAACAAATTCAGCTATTTCGTCTGCCGATGCAATTCTATTCAATGTAAATTTTGTACTTAATGATCCTGGAAGTGTTACTTCATATATACCATTACTAACATGTTCAATCTCTGTACTAGTAGCAGATATTGTATGACCATCTTTGATTAAAACTATTTGTCCAGGATATACTAAACTGCCGTCAATAGTATTAAATCCACCGTTTATATTTTTTTGTAGAAATGCGCCTACTCCATCTATTCCGTTATCATATGTAAAATTAAACAACGGAGCTATTGTTGCTAATTCTACTATAAATTCCGTATATGTTTTTCCGGGAATTATATTTGTTTTAAATTCTGATAAAACTGATGATGTAATTGCCGGGCATAAACCTTCACTACGCCAATACGGGGAAGAAGCGGTAATATATGTGCTACCCGATTGGATTAGATATTCATATGAATATGTTGTTCCATCATATTTTTCTGCTTGAGAAGATGTTAAATACATTTGCCATTGATCATCATCTTGTGCAGATATAGTTAAAATATCACCATCAATTGAACCAAGATATTGCAAATAATCACCCGATGCAGTAGGGTGGGTTTGTTCAATAAGAGCATAATAACTTGAATTATAATGTCGTATCTTAGGTAAAATTGTATCTTTGCTACGTTCTAAAACATTTGGTTGTATTAAAACACCCGTAATTTTATCGGCACGCGCCGGAAGTAATTGATCCAATTGTTTGAAAAATGATAAATCAAACAATGTAAACATTTTAATATATGAATTAATGTCATTTTTATCAGCATATTTTTTCCAATAGCTTTGTGCAGCTTGAATCAAGTTGGGATATGATTTTGCTTCTACCTCACCTGGATCGCCAATATATTGATCTAAATCTGTAAATCCTAATTGTGCAATGATATCTTCATCAATCATTGTTTGAGGAGAAAAATATACTCCTAATTTTTTGCTATCTAATGGAGCTCGATCAAATTGACTTCGTTCTGCTCTTGTTTTAACATCTAACGGAGCAATCAATTCATTTGATTCAATACGTATTTTATTATCATCATACGTTCCAGCACCTAAAGAAATAGAATCATAATAATATGTTTCTTCAATAGAATCATATGGCGTATTAACAGACCAACTCGTAAATGATGCTGATATGCTAGATGAAATTGGCTGCACACCTGGTAAACTACCGGTAAGTGCGTGATTTATTTTTTGTGTAAGTGGTAATCTAAATAACAATTCAGAATATGCATCTACATTTCCATTATAAGCAGCTGGTGCTTTAACATGATTATCAAATGCCAAATCTTGTAAACTAGATGACCATAATCTTAATTCTTGAAACTGACCAACAAATCTACTACCACCAGAAGTTCCTCCTAATATTAAAGGTCCATTTACCGGTATATTACCGCTGTCTGATGCAGATACTGCTGCTACTATTTTTCCATATTTAGATTTTTTTACAACTAATTCTATATTACCACCATTATTTTTAACTATTAAAGATGCCCACTCTCCATCAAATATCGATATCGGATCTGTCTGTGCACTTGCATTGATTTGAAATATACCTTTATCACCACTTTGAAATGCTAATACAATACGATCTCCGCCAAATTGAAGAACATTCATTACATTCGGAAGGAATGGGTTATCTTGTATGTTATCTGTTCGTAAACGCAGTTCAATTGAATTTAACGGTAAGGAATTATAATTTACAGTTACAATACCAGCTGCACTACTACTAACATCTAATGCATAATCAAAATTTAATTTTTCATATACAGGTGCCCGTTCTAGTCTAGGTCCTCCATATTCATTGATTGAAATCATTGATTGTGGAATTCCATAACATGATAACAATGCTTGAACACTGCGTTTAGTACCTTTAGATTTTAAAAGTAGTGGTAAATTATTTACAATTCTACGCCATATTGCATATGTACGATCTCTTGCTGATAATGATGTACCATTAACAGAATTAGATCCGGTTTGCGGTGTCCCGGTTTCTGAAGTACCTAATACATATGACCACAATTCTTGCTGTTGATTTCCATTTGTTAAATTCCAACCAAATTGTTTTGCTACAGTATATAACAATTCATTTGGCATACCTAATTTAGGATTTTCTTCACGAGTGTGAATTTGATTCATATGATTGATATATGAATATATTATATCATAATGATGTCCTAACATTCGTACAAACAATACCATTTGTTCATTATCAGTATTAAATCTAATAAACTCTGGTATTGAATATTCTAATGAATTCAAATTAAATGAATCATATAATGAGGCTGAATCTAATAATGAATTGTACCATGTATTAAATTGACTACTTGTTACGGAATATAATGCATATGGATATGTAGATGTAGATTTAGGTACTGGTTGTACGTAACTTCCTGTTAAGTCAGCATAAACCGCATTTTCTTTTGCAATATCATATGTAGTTAATTTAGATGATGAATCATAATATAAATACTTTTCAAATGCATCAAAACCACTAACTAAATTAGTTTGATATTGTGTATATTCTGCAGAATTTGATTCTGCATTACTTCCGGAGATTTGCGAAATTAATATACTCTGAGATGCATAATATTCTAAAAGTTGTAATTTGTATTTAAAATTACTTAAACGTTCTGTTGCTGAACTGTAAAATATAAAATTATTAAAATCTGAATAATCAATATTCAATTGTGCGCCACTTAAACTACTAGAAAAATACGAATCAACAATTTGTTGTGAAGTTTGCGTAGACGAACCTAATAAATCAGTCCATGTTTTGAAACCCGTTTCTGTTGATAAATTTAATGTATTATTAGCTTGCCAATTTGGATTAGATAATGTATTATATTGTTTAGTAAATGATTTAGCAATTATTGATACACGATCAATATATGTATCTTTTTGTTCTTCAACGATCCAACATTTAAAATCTACATCAATATCCGCTGATAACGGTTCTGCTAATTTAACGTATAAATATTCTCCGATAACAACACTATTAACAAATAATACACAATTATTTCTACTAAAATTTAATAGATAATTTTTATAATATGTATTTGTAGTTTGTTTAACCGTTTGAATATATGAGGTAATTTGTGTTAAAAATTGTGGATTATCTGCATCAATTGCACGTAATCTTATTTCTGTACGATCTGGAGAAATTTCATCAATACGTAAATGTTGTAAATCATAACTACCAATTAAATTTTTAAAAAAATTAACGGCAATACGAAATGTCCCGGAAGTTAATTTTAATTTATCAAATTCATTGTATAAATTTATAGCTAACGGTTGAGCAGGAAATTGTATTAATGCATTTGTTTGTTTGTTGCGATATTCTGGTACTTTTGTTTCTAATTGAACTCGATGTGTACCAGTAATCCAAGTATCTCCAGCATATACATGAATTTCAACACGTTGATCTTCCGTTTGTTTATTTATTTCAGTATTAAAATAAATTGCTTCTTCAGCATCAAAACTAGCAAATTCTGTTTTACTACTAGATAAACGTTCTGCAGATATAGAACCTGACGCTGTTTGAATTTGATTGATATTTTTATATTGTGTTAACATTAGCTAATTTCTTGATTCCATTCATCTACATTTTTACTAGCATCGGTAATTACCCAATATGATTGATCTGCAATTACAAAATGATATGATGAATCTGTATTTTGATCTTTGCCAGCTTTTGCTCCAATTGAAATAGTTTCTCCTATTTCAAATTCTTCATTTCTTATAATGATCTCAAATTGTAATGTTTGAATTTCATTACGTGCAATTGAGCCCCATGTTGAATTTCCTTCGGATTGATTTGCATATGGACCTTTCCATTCTCTAAATAAACCTCTATCTGGTGAATTCAATACGATTGAAAAATAAGCCGTCCCATAACCATCTGAATCGGCTTGATATTTATGTTGTAATTTTATAAAAAATCGTAAATCCTGGCCAGAATTTTTAATTTCTTTTGTAATAAAATATCCATTAATATTTTTCTGTGTTTGTCCATCAACTACGTCATCCATTAAAATTCCGGAAAATGCAGCATCAGATAATCTAAAATCTTCCGACGGTTTATAACGAGCATATACCAGATCTGGTTCCGGAAGATCTTCCAATTCTGGTATCGTTAAATCTATATTAACATCGGGTGTTTCGATAACACGTGTCGTTGCCGGAAATTTAAAATATTGAAATCTAGTATCTAAAACTTTAAGTACGGAATTCAATGTTATTCGTGTTGCAACAGGTTCAATAATAAGTAGTGGATTTGTTTCTGCAGATTCTTGAAATTGTATATTTCCAGCTTCATCTCTAGGAATGATATTTGTATCATTAGATGTAACGGTTAAATTACCTTGATATTTTACTATCTGTTGTAATTTAACTGGATCTAATAATTTTCCTACATTTATTCTTAATGGTCTTAACATTATCTAACTACTTTAAAATATACATCATCATCAATATACTGTTCCGTAAATCCATCTTTGATTTTGAATTGTAAACGATAATATCGTTCTGGCATAAAACCATTCATATCAACGTAGATGTAATTACTAGTATTATCACAACTTACTTTAGTATAAATATCATCGTACGGAATAATGACTTCATCTGTAGCAGCATCTAATATAGAGTAATATGTAGTAGCAGGTAAACGTTTAACGGTCTGTGTTGGAAATAAATTTGTTGGTGATTTTTGCGGATACTTATCTCTAGTATAAACTCGCAATTTAATTATTTCTGTATCGCGATATTCCGGTTTTAATTTTGTAAATACTGTATAAGATTCTAAATTAGCAGCCGATAATGAAGATGAATACGTTGTATCATCCCAATACATTGTAAGTTTAGGAACATATATTGTATGAGTTTCTTTTCCAAAAAATTGAATATAGCCTGTTACCGTATCTGTTGCTTCATCTGCATTAGAAAATTTAAGTATGAATCCGTTATTGTCAATCGATTGACTGTTACTTCCGCTAACCCATTTTAAAATTAAACTAGAAACATCAATTGATAAATCTGTTGTTTGATATGAAAATGCTTGTGAACTAGAAAATGATGTACTACCCGTACTATATAACCAACTACCACCTGCACCTGATCCAGAAACTCTAATTCCAGATGTACCTAAATCAATTTGTTGTGAGCTAGATATCCACAATGATCCGGATTGCGAATCTAATGACCAAGATGTATATGGTGTTGCCCATTGTACTCCATTTGATATAATTGGATTTGATGATAAATAACCAGTTCCATTAATCCATGGTTGTGCAATCATTTGTGCATCGATTGTATATTGTGCTGGTAAATTTTTTGCATAACTAGTATATAATTGCAATACAAATTTGCAAGAATTAATATTAGTAGCATACTTAGAAACTACATCAGTAATTTCATCTATATCAAATTTAATCAATGATCTAGATTTTTGCCAAACAGTACCGTCAGTGCCTAATCGTTTACCTATTTCTAATATTTCATCAAGTCCGGTATTAGTTGTGTCTAAACCTTCATATACTGTAGCATCAGATTCGGGATAAAATATTCTAAACATAATATACTTTTAGTATAAATATTCAAATCTTAATAACTTACCACTCGTCCGCGAATATCTTGATTAGGAAATTTAATTTCAAAAATACTAGGATCTAATGATGGATAAATTACTCCATTACGAGTAGCAGATTCTAAATCATATACATTGCCAGAATATCCAAAGTCTGTATCATATAAATTAAGGAACTTGACTCCTATAACATTTTGTACACCTTTTACATTGGCCAATGTTGTCAATATGTCAGATTTAATTATTGTTTGATTTATTTGCCATTTATCAATATCAAATAAACTTTTAACTGCATTAGTACATTTTAATAAAACTTCATTGCTATTATAATTAGGCAACGTTGTTATTTCAAAATCAATACCTACATTAATTATGAATGCATCTTTAATATTTACTGCATCAGTTAATATTCGATAATATCCTAAATATGTTTTTAAATTTTCTTTAATTGCTTGATTGCATGAAATTAATTGTTTGATTTCATTGAATCCTAAAACATATAAATTCATTGCTAATGGATTTGCAATTCGATTAGTTGTAGCATCTTGTTGTGATATTTGATCATCGGGAACAATATATGCTTTTGCTACACTACCAAATTTTGCCGGCATTGAATATGTTCGTATAATGTAATCTTCTTTAGTAACCAATCTATTCTGCGTCGCAAAATTAGACATTGCATTATTTTTAATATCAGTTAAACTTTCTGAAGATTTAGCACCAGTTGCTGGATCTGGATTCGTAACTGCTACTGTTGTTTTTACAAAATTAACCATAGCACCACTATTTGTTGAATTGATATCATCATTATATGTAATCCTATCAAGTACAGTCAATATATTTGCAGAAACGTTTTCTGTTATACCATTTGACACAACATATGTAATAGTTAATGTTGTATTTGCCGGTGCTTGGCCGTATGTTCTAGTATATAAAAAATTAGCAGGATCAATATCAATATCAACAGTTCGTCTAATACCAGAAAGCCCATTTCCTACATTATCTGGATTAGGAACAATTTCTTCATCATTATTATCAGATATTCCAGCTCCAAATTGTATTTCCATTCTGTTATCGCTACGTAATTTTGTAACAAAACGTTTTGCTGTTTTCTTAAGTTTCAATAAACTAGGAGCAGCAGAACGATATTGTGCTAAGTCTGGATCATTTTCTATTAAATTAGGAACAGCTTCGAAAATTGTATCTTGTGCTAAATATGGAACTTCATACCAATTATCACCATCCGTTTCAGTTACTGAAATAATTTCAATAATATTAGTATCATTTAATAAAATTTTATCATATGGTAAAGGTGATCCAAAAGAAAACGTTTGTGTTTTTACTTCTCCAGAAACTGCCTTAGCTTTTTTCTTCAATAAAAAATATGTAGGCGTTTTAGTTGATGGGTCAACATCATATATTGTTACATCTGTTGTGTCATACGAAGATGAATATGCAAAATTAATCGAATCCAAAGTACGAAATATAGATGTATTTCCAGAAGCTGGTTTAACTCGCATTCCTGGTTGTATTGACAATGCATAATTATAATCAGGTATCACATTTGCTCCGGACCCAATAGCTGGAACTACTTGAAATACATCTAATGTAACATACGCCGGCATTGCTGTTTTAGGTTTATATCCTAATGCTTTAGCTAAATCATATATATTTGCTTGTTCAACTGCTTGATCTAAAAAAGA